CGGCAAAGAGATATCGCCGTCACTATCTTCAGTATTAAAGGAATTGATGTATATTGTAACAATCCCTTTCTTATCGTCCAGGTCCTTAACCTTGTACTCCAGATTTTTAAGCAATATTGTTTCCATTATTTCACGATTTTAATTCTTCATAAATAGAACAGAGGCAGTTGATTGTATTCTCAGCTCTCCCTGCCGGATCCCCGGGATATTGTAGGGCTTCTCCCCACACTTCAAATGGCTCGTACAAGTCCACTTTCTGACCGTCAGCGGCCATATGTTCGTCCCTGCTCTCTCCTGCAAAGGCACTAAGCCAGACCTTATCCATTGCCACTCCGAGACTCTTTGTTCCTTCCAAACCTCCCCAATTGGAGGCACGGTTTACTTCTGTCCGGACAATCCTTTCTGTGCGGAAATATTTCATCTGATGCCACTGGCTCTGGATCTGATCCCGGAGCATGGTCTGTGCTTCGCCACCTCCAATTCCCTGGTCAAGGATTTCAGGGATAAGGGTTTTGAGTAATCGCTGAATCAGGATAATAGACGTATCTCCAGCAGCGACAATCGTTTCTCCTGCATGTAGTTTCAGATATGTCAAAATATTTTCCATTATCAAATCCTCAAAAATTTCATCCTCACTCTGTTTTACAAAACTCTTTTTCCATTGCCGTCTTTTGGCCTTCGCATAATCAACAGCCGTAACCATATACAGCTTTTTATATGCTGTCTTTATAGGCCCGTTGTCCAGGGGAGGCACTTCGATATCCCTTATGTCGGAAGTCTCTTTAATCTTCTGGTATAAGGGCTGGATCTGTTCTTCAAGGGCTCGCATGAATACAGGCTTAAAATTATTCCTGTAAGCTGCCTTCTGCCTGTCTGTCGATCTCCATTGCCTCTCCCTGGGTGTCATAACCTCAACTTTCCAAAGAACTATCTTCGATCACAAGTTTTGCCTCCAGCACCTTTCTTTTGGCTGTAAACTCCGTGCAGTTGCCGTCAATAGAAAGCGAACATCTTTCTTTCTGCTTATTCAGAAGCGCAATCACCTGCTCACGGGTGAATACTTCTTTTTCCTTTTTTGCTGTCATAATTAATTCGTATTTATCAATTGCAATTCCTTTAATTTATTTCCTTTATTCCACGGTATATTCCCCTTTTTAAATATTGTTGATGAAGGATTCCTTTTTAGTGAGTCACTTATTTTTTTGCGAATTTCTTCAGGTACTATATGTCCTTTATGAACTTCGCTCAATTTTTGTTTCAGTTCATCAGAATAATGCTTTCCGATTTTTGATTCACTAATCTTTCGCTTGGTTTCTTCAGAGAAATGCTTGCCATAGTAATTATGTTTTTCTCCTTTTTTTGATTCAGACATTTTTTGTCTTGCTTCTGACGTATGTTTACAACCCAATCGACTTCCGGCCTTCTGTGCACCATTAAAATAGTATTTATAAGAATCCAGATAAAACTGTTCAATTGATATTAAATCCTCTTTATCACAACAGATAATAACTGAGAAAACAAGATCATTTTTGCCGTATTTATTGAAGTGCCGCTGAAGTGTACGGGAATGATGTTTATTCTTTCTCAGGTCGGATAAATGGTTGTTCCATCTGTGATATATATCGACTGCACTGCCTATATAAATCCTATTAGGTTTTTTTCTTGATTGAATTTGATATATGCCCGATATTTTCATTTTTACATTGCATGTAACAAAAGGTTATCTTTATACCACTTATCGGATCGTTGAATATCGTCCAGCTCACTAAAATTTATAGGAATACGATTTGCATTTTGGAATCTTAATTGCATCTCTGGTAAACCTGTTGCCTCCTCTCCCATTAATCGTAAATAATCATCACCGGTAATTATACCGTCATTGAACATTTGGCTTACCCAAACCACTTTTTTCTGTTTGTCCTCCTGGAGGGCCTCGATATTTGAAAAGTCCGGTTTTAACTTAAAATCTCCATAGGCCCGCAAGATCTTATTGAATCCAGAACAGAATTGTGTAACATCAGGTATCAACCTATTGGTGTACATCATCTTCGAAGCCTCATTCATATTATTGAAGGTGCTGGCTGCGGTGTCATTAAAAGCCTGGCTGGGGACCTGCAGCAAACGGCATAAAGCCCTCAATCCATGCTCAGACATTGATACAATCTCAAGTTCCTTTAAATTATCATAGCCTATTTTTGTATAAGCCAGTTTACCAAGACTAAAGATCGGAATGGCCATATTGTCAATTCCCTGGTATTTGGTCCGGTACCTCTCTCTAAATTTTGACTCCTGGTCTGCTGTTGTCTCATCTCCTTGCTCGGCCTCTTTTGAAAGGATGCCTGGAGGATGACCATAGGCATACATTTTTGCCGTAACCTCATAACCTTTGTTTTGGCCGTTGATGATATCGTGAGCTACCTTGATCGGGGACATGCCCATAAAATTCTTACCATTACTAAAATCCAGACATGGAGATAGTCGTTCATGCCAGACGTCTATAGGGCTGATCTTATAGGTTTCGTTTATGTCAAGCGCATATTCGCCAATAGGCTGCCTCCATCCTTTTGAATATATTGTCACGTTTTGCGTGGGCATCATAATCATGCCATCGGTAGTGAGTTTGCCCTTATTCAGTCCGGCTGTATAGCGCGGGGCATAAACAATGCCGTTACCGGTTACATAAAAGCTTATGGCCCAATGCCTGCAGAACTCGAAGAAATTCTGGTAATAATTAGTATTCTCAAGGAATCTGCTGATTTCATCATTTTCAATTTCTTCTTCTTTTTCTCCAATCACCTGTATAATCTTTGATCCATTCAGCACCATCGCAAACATTCCTGCAAGGCGTGTGACTATACTGAAAAGGTCGAGGTTGCCCTCATAACCTTCCCGGACATAATCCTTCATCTTCGAATCCTTGCCTAAAGTCAGGCCGGTGGATAGAAATTCATACAGGGATCGGTAAAGTTCGTTTTGCTCCGTGACCTTGATCTCCATTTCTGCAATCATGGCTTTTTGCTGCTCAATTACTTGCAGGGAGGTACCAGCTAATTTTTTGTATTTTTCAAACCCAAACATTTGTATTAACTTTTTGTTTTTGCCACATGAAATAATATCTGAAAGCATCAATAAGATGATTAAAGGCATCAATAGGGATCCCAGCCTTCTTATCCGACCAGATGTAGTTATTCAGCTCTTTCTGTAGGTTATAGGAATCCTCAGTAAAGATGAGCTGATAATCCAGCAATGTTTTAAGCCATTCACTAACAGTCCCGTCTTTCTTTACAGCGTGAATATTAAAGCCCTTTAGCTCTCTTATCATCCTGGGTTCTGCACAATCAGCAACAATAAGATCGGTAGGTTTGCTTATCCCTCCAGTTATTGATTGTCTTAGTTCATCGGTTGACTGTCCGGAATTATAAAAACATTCGTCCAAATAAATCTTTTTGGCTTTCTCATTAATAGCAACTTTGATTAAAGCATCCGGATCCGGGTGGTAGCCGAAGTCAAGGCCATATCCGTATGGCAGGGTATTGTCAAAATCGCCGATATCCCAATTTGTGAATATCTGTCCTTCAAATATTCCTACCTCTCCTTCACCATAAACACGCCACCAGTTCTCAAAGCCTTTGATTCCCTTCTTTGCAATTATCTTCTGCAGCTCGGCTTCCGGCAGCCAGGGGTTATCACGGAATGTTGACTTAATGAAAGTATGATCGAATTTCGGTATTACAGTATCGTGGATCCAGAACTCATTTCGGGGATTATAATCAACAAAGGTGACCATGTGAGTTCTTTGGTTCAGCTGATCAAAATCCTCATATGTTAGTTTGTTATTTGCTTCGTTGATAAATAAAATATCCCTCCTGGGACCATGAACTTTTGCATAGTTGTCCCTGATGCCAAAATATTCAATGGTTGAATCGCCAATCTGAAAATAACAGTCCGTTTTGTTGTGAATGTTCTCGACATTCTCACCATAGTCATATAATATCTTCTTAAAGTCACGGATTGCTCCGATCTTCAGATGTGGTAAAGCGTAACTGGTTATTGAGGCTATAAGAGGCCGGGGTGAAAGTTTGCAGATATCATAAATGTTCTGAAGTATTGAATAGGTTTTGCTCGATCCCTGCCCTCCCTGATTGATTATAAGCTTGGATCCGGACATTACTGCCTCGGCATTGCGGAAATATATATCAGTTAAGTTGACTGACATATTCGTGGAATTTTCTTAGTTTCTCAACATTCTCATCTTTGGCTACAGTCACTTCCAATGGCCGAATAGATTTTCCTTGCGTTGTATGGTCAATATCTGTCTTTTCATGAAGCCCCAAATCACGGGCTATAATGTTACAATTCAGGAACCCGGCAGCTGCGCCTTCAAACTTCTGACGGTATATTATCTGCCTCACGTGCGTAATGACCTTACAAAAGCCTATATTGAGCTCATCATTTTTCTTCTTTGCTTCTTCCTCAAATCTATTGAAATACAGTGTATTAACATCCAAATAACAAGTAAGGCCCTCAATTGTGAAGGCCCTCATTTTTGGTAACTCGACTTTTATAAGTCCTGTTCTTGTATTCCTGAAATCAATCTCGACCAGTGGATTATCCATACACCACTGGAAGTATTCATAAGCCGCCTCAAGCATTAATTCAGGTGTGGCAAATATCTTATCGCGTCCATGCTTTGAACGCAATTTCCAGAACTGATTTCCAAGTGGAGCGGCCATTTTGATTTAATTTCTTTTATATGAAAATAAATACTTGCATATTTTATTAGCTCATTTACAACGTATTACGTTTTTTTTATCATTTATTCACATAAATTGTAGTTTAAACTATTTTTTTTGGAAATAATGCAGCTATCATCAAAAAGTTTTCAACCATTGAAGTATTGTTGAAATCTTTAATGCCATTTATAGGGACAATTCCATTAATAATCAGTAAATTAGAATTAAAAGATTATCGATGGTATTCGAGAATAATAATTTATCTGAGGCTAATATTCAGGCAGAATGTTATTACAGACTAAGGCTTTTAAAAATTCCTTGCTGTCTCGAATATATTATCAAAAATCCGAAGACAAAAAATAAATATTATAGACTTGACATTGCTATCCTGAAGAAGGTCAATAAGCAATTTCACATAATCGCCATAGTTGAAATCAAAAATAGAACATATCCCGAAAATGGAATAAACAAGAACACCAGACAGTATCGGAGATATTCTTCACTTGGTTTGCCTTTGATTTATTGTCTTAATTCAATTCAAATAGATAAAACAATTAAAAAAATCAGAAAAGTCTATGATAATTATATACCATCACTATATACCCCATCTTTTATTCTTCCCCAAAATTTAAAATAAAAAAAGCCCTGATTTCTCAGGGCTCCTGCCAATTCCTAATTTACTCACATATTTATTGGCAAACCGATTTTTGGGTATTTATTTTTTATCGAGACACATCTCGTCACAATTCCAATAAAGCCGCCTGTCTGGACTAATATGCAAATCAGAAGTTTTGGCCTGATGATTCCTTTTGGAAAGAATGGGGCCGAGCCTTGTTTTCACATTCAGAGTCCTGTAACCCAATTCATAAATGTCGATCCTATGCTTTTTGTAAAGCTTGTAATAGTTTACCATAAACCTCTCCCTGTCAAAAACCCGGTGATATGATGCGTGGATGATAAATCGCTGGGATCGGTTTACTTCGAGTAAAACTTCCGGCTTAGTCAGGTTAGTATAGACCTTGACAAAATAACCTCTGGATAATAGCCAGTTTGTAAGCTCGGCAAAGCCCGGGTAAAGTGTGGGTTCGCCTCCCAATAAGCTTATTTCCCGTATCGGGAAGCTTATTCTGTTAATTAAGTCCTGCCATTGCCTGACTGTTGAAATCTCGGTCTTGGGCCAGATCCCTTCTGTGGCCCATTTAAGACTGCAGTAACTACATTTCAGATTACATTTAAAGGTCAGAAATAATGACAAAAGCTGGCCTTTCTTAAAACGCAGGAGCTTGCCGTAAAGCCTGATTTTATTATGATTCATTTTATTCAATTTTTTTCCTTCGCCAACATTGGCAATGGTTCATCACAAACATATTTCCTATCCAGATATTCTGCGATTCCTGCTTTTCAAATTCCTGGATGTCTGGTTCTGACATTCCACATACAACGACTATCCTGATGCGTTCTTCGTCAGGTAAATTATGGTCAACATAATAAACATTCTGCTGTATCTCACAGTCCCAGCAAGCAGGATCTTCGTCCTGATTCTTCGTACAACTACAAAAAAGTAGTAAGTAAATCAGAGTCAATGCCAAGCCAATCCATGAATAAAAAGATGCCTGATATGAAAATCTCTTGTCTCTGTTATAATAGTCTATTCCCGGTTTCATAATTATTTGTTAATGAGTTCAATAAATTTGAGATCATATTCAATTTTATCCATCTTTGATTTGAGATAATTCAGGCTTCTTTTTTTGCCTCCTACATATCTGCCAATTAACTTTCGGTGCTGCTTTAACTCGCATTTTGAGGTATCTCCATCACATTCCACAAAAGGGACAAAATCACCATGCTTGTTTTGCGGCCATGCTTTGTGTGTACAGCCATAGTGCCATTTTTCAGGGTCAACCTGACATGGATGGCAAGTGGGAGAACAATGAAATTCACAGTTCCCCATTTCTGTTTTAAAATCACCGTCTATATTTATCATTTTTTAAGTTTAAATATTACTTTTACAATCCCGGCCAGACAATAGACCAGGACGTATAAAACTAAAGTGCAAATAAATTCAAAGAGCTTTTTCATTATTCTTTAATTTTATGAAGAAGGACAACT